GGAAGACTGCAGAAGCAGCGGCAACAGGAGCACTGTAAGCAACACAGATCCAAGGACGCATGCCCAAACGATAGGATAGTTCCCACTCACGGCCCATATATGCATAGATACCGATAAGGAAGTGGAAAACAACAAGCTGGAAAGGTCCGCCGTTGTAGAGCCATTCGTCAAGTGAAGCAGCTTCCCAGATAGGATAGAAGTGAAGTCCAATTGCGTTAGAGGATGGGACAACAGCACCAGAGATGATGTTATTACCATACATGAGTGAACCAGCTACGGGCTCACGGATACCGTCGATGTCCACAGGGGGAGCGCCGACAAAAGCGATGATGAAACATACGGTTGCGGCAAGCAACGTAGGAATCATGAGTACGCCAAACCAACCTACATAGAGGCGGTTGTTAGTTGAGGTAACCCACTGGCAAAAAGATTCCCAGGTGGATTGTGATTGTTGTCTTGAAAGTGTAGCGTTAGCCATTGATTTAAAAAAAGTAAGATCATCAGGGAAATGATGGTTTTACTATTCCTAAGCCACCCTTAGGCCTAGGTATGAAAGACGTGATTTATACACCCTGTAGGTCTTGGTTTTAGGAGTGTCCAGGAAACTTATTAGTCGATCCTGGTCGAACTATACTATTATATACCAATTGTTTACTTTTGTAAACCAGTACGCTATATCTTTAAACAATAACATTGGCTTATAGCGCTGGAAGCCCTAGCCTGTCTAGCATTTTGGGTATAAGTACCCAAGAAGCGTAGTAGGTATTGATTATAGAGAAAGACTCCTGGCGGTATTGCGTGTACCGATTATTCCAGATATCGTCTAGCTTTTCGACCAAATCTGACGGATTTAGGACGTTTGGGCCGCCATTTTTGAGGTGATTGTTGTCATCGTCGATGGATATGAAGGCTTCTATGGCCGATAAGGGGACATCAGTGCCTGGTAGGGTCACGGTCTCTAAGAAATGACGGTGGAATATAGGAACAGACAGCAAAGCGGCCTCTAGGCCTTGATATTCGTGGTTGTTGCCATAATCTAGGCCATTATGCTCAAAAGACCTAGGATGGGTGGCAAAAGCACTCTGACAGATACGTTTTAACCCTCGTTTGTGGTCATATGACCCAAAAACGTACATTTTGTCTGGATCTTGGCCTTCGTCGTCCACATGGTCAAAAAATCTCTCGTTGATATGAGCATTAGAGAACGCAGAGGGCGCTTTAACTGGCTTATCGAACTTGTCTGTAACATACCAATCTAGTTTTCCTTCGTAATTTTTTAACTGCGAATATCCCGCAATTGACCTTTCAAAGCCTATCATCTCTGTAATAAAGCTTTTTCTTGCTAACTCTTTCTGCAAATTAAGAACAAGAGAGGAGCGTTTCCACGCTACTGCTCTTGAGGCATTTATAAGTCTTTTTAGTCGGTTAGTTTTATCAAAAGTAACTAGGTTACTAACTAACGGGACATGGAAGAAAGTCTCAAGCTTCTCTACTCTGGTGTTTATGTCTCTCTTCTTCATCCACCGCACAAACCCACATTTTGTTTCTACAAGGGAGTGACAAAGGACCCCGTCGCAGGCTTTAATCGCATTTTCAAAATCTGCGTTCCTACCAATAGACAAATAGTGGTGATCGTGATTGATCAGCCACTTGGGAGACTTAATTTTTTCTAAAATGCGTTCTACATAGTTATTTACGATCTCTTCTTTTGCGTTTTTAGCGGGAACAGAGAACACAAGACTCAGATCATACTCTTCGTTTACCCTACGAACTAGCTCGTCTGCCTCATCAAAGCTAAATTTTGTAATAGGTAGATCGGTAGATGTGTCAGGCCGACCTACACTTAAGTTCAAAGCAAAAATATCGCACTTACCGCGGTTATTTTCATCAAAAAACGCCTTAAAGTGGCGAGCGTAGGTACTAACCCCACAGCCCTCCACTCCTCGAAGTAATAATATAGCAGTCCTTGGCAGTTTCATTTATTAATTTCACTACGTAGCTTTAAACTGCTCTCAAGAATTTTAAATTGCGTCTATATTAGCCAACCATTCCTTTAACTCGCTCTTGAGTTCTTTGATTTTCTTCTTTTCTCGGCCTTGAATGAAAGCGTTCCAAGCATATTGACCTCTTGACCGCATTCCTTGATCTTTGCCCCACTTCTTAAGGTCCTCAATCTGTTTCTTGCGCTGCGCCCCACCCTTTCGAGTTGTCATTTGTTGCTCATATTGCCAATCTTCAACAAATTTGTCCCATTTGTCAGAAACATCTTTACCCATTTTGTTTTCTGCAAGGAACTTTGCAACGATTGTGCGCTTCATGCCTAACGCTTTTGCTTTTTTCTTATATATCTCTTGAGGAGTCAGAGGTTTTAGCCTACGAGTCCTTGGAGGAGCCATTACTTTGGCTTTTTCTGCCCCGATTTCGTTAGGATCAACCAATTCTGTACGGCGCTTGTCCGCAAACTGTCTGAAACTTCGGATATGGTTGATGATATGCTGGTCCATAGCCGCAGAGTCGTTGATCAGAGTCTGCAACTCATCGTATTTTTGTTGGAGTTCGTCTTTCTCCCTCTTAAGTTCAAGTCGCTCTGCGTTAACAAGGCGGCTAAGAGGCATAGCCAAGACGGCTTGAGCCTGAGGAACGCTTAGCTTCCATTTTTTCCTTAGGTTACTATGAGCAGTCTCCCTTGTCTTGCTGGATTTGATGGTTTTGATTACGTCATCAATGTCCGCAAGGATGGTTAAGAAGCCATCAAGGATGTGCATGCGCTCCTGAATCCGCTCGCACTCGGCGCTATAGCGTGAAACAAGGGCCTTGCAACGGCTTTCATGCCAAGTCGCGATGATATCCTTAACCCCAAACATCTCAGGAAGGGATCTCTTGATCGCCATGGCATTTACACCGATGGTGTCGTAAAGATTCGTGTAGGCTAGCAGCTGACCGATCACCGCTTGAGCGTCTCCATGAGCCTTAAGAACCAATTCGATATGAATACCCTCTGTCGACGAGTGGTCAGCAGCATCAACGATCTGGTCTATCTTACCTGCATCTACTGCAGCCTTGACTTTCTCAAGGAAACGTTCAGATGACCCACTGGCCAGAGAGGTAATGATAATAGCCTCCCGCTTTGATTTCTTCTTATAGTTTACTTGCTTTATCTCCCACTTACCATAGACCTTAATAGATCCGTGTCCTGAGGCAAAAGCTGCCCAGACCCCATCGTCTTTAAGTATTCGAGCTCCTTGAGGTAGATCAGGTCCGGTGATGTGCTTATATAACGCCTTATCTGTGATATTTTTATTCTGGATGTAGGCTACTGTGCCCTTGATCACTTCGGAGAGATTGTAAGAAATGTGATGGCAAGCATAACCAGCAGCGATTCCAACACCGCCGTTAACAAGTAATGCGGGAAGAGAAGGGACAATCCTATGCGCCTCCTGTGTGGACCCATCGTAGTTATCGCGCCATTCACAGCTTTCCTTATCAATCTCGTTGATGTAGACGTTTTGGGTGAACTCACTTGATTTTACCTCAAGATAGCGCGCAGCAGCTGGTGAGTCTTCAGAGATGGATTGACCGGTAGAAAGACCAGTTTGTATGCTACCACCGACATTACCATGAATGTTAGTAAGTAGATACCTAAAACTATTGGCTTGACCCATGTTAATCGCCGTGCCGGCACACCCGCCCTGGGGGTGATAGGAACCCAAGACATGTCCTTCGAGTCGTGAGACTTTTTTGTATGCTCCATCTGGCTTTAGTTTTAGATCTTTAAGACCTAATATAATTCTCCTTTGAGCAACTTTCAACCCATCGGTCACATCAGGCAATGCTCGATTGAAGATCGATACGCTATAAGTGAGATAAGAATTCTTTAGCTCATTATTGATCGATACAGGGGTGAAGCCTTTCATAGGTACGTCGCGTCTCTTACTATTATATCATACTCCACGTATAGCGACCTTCTCCTCGTCTTCGACGTTTCGTGATAAAATGTACCATCCTAGGTTCTCGTTTTTATACTCGAGGTAAGTGTCGTGGCCTTCTAGGATAAAGTTGTTGTAGTAGTCTTTCACGATCTCCATCTCCTCAGAGTTTTGCATCTCGTGAGGGAAGCAGCACTTAAGACATATTAGGTTTTTCTTGAATAAAATCTGAAATATCTCTGTCACCGTACCTAGTACAGGGTGGTCGTAAGTTACGTGGCAAGTATCTTCGTCGGTACGGATTACTTTTTGTACTATATCTTTTCTATGAAGGAACGAACTCCCTACATATATCTCAGGCCACTGAGTGGGTTGTTTCATGTTCCTTGCGCAGTAATTGTTTAAAGTAATTCAGATAGGTCTACTCTACCATAAACCGTAACATGGCTCAAAATATAAGAAACTTTGAGATTTCAAAGACCTTTTCAAACGTACTTCTTTCAAACATTGATGCCCAGCCAGATACCGACGGTATCCCACTGGATCTTTCCACCGCAACAAGAAAAGCGCAAGCGAGAGTACAAGATGGTCGCGGGAATCAAACCCAACTGTATGTTTCAATGAATGAAATTACACTAGAGCAAGCTCCTTCGAGAGATTTCTCTTTGACTAGAAAGAAGGAAGTTTACGAAGGATTCGTTTACGCTCAGATCAACTCTTTACTTCTCGGATAAAAACTAATGTCAATCTATCCCACTAATAAGTTTAAATCTTCGATTTATCCAAACCTCTCCACAAATGCTGCTTCGCCAACAGAAGTATATTCTGATGCAGAAGTATCGGGAGAAGGGTATTCTTTGATTACTTCGATGATTGCTGCTAATAAGACTGAAACTCCAAGAAAGATTAGTCTTCTAATCGAGAAGGGGGGTTCATCATCTGCGTATTTATTGTATAATGTAATCATACCAGCTAACACTGCTTTTGAAGTTATTCAGGGTAATAAGTTTATTCTTAAAGGCACTGATAAACTCAAAGCTTTCACCGATGCTGTCGGTGGTAGCTCAGCAGGTGTTGTAGACTTAACAGTCTCTTACGTAGTTCACATTCCACCCAGCTAATAATGTCATTCTTCAACAATGTCCCTGAACAAAAGTCCAAAAGAGTTAAGTATAGGACGATCAGGGTCAGAGAAGAAGTAGCAAAAGAACTTGATGAGTGGAGGGATTTGTTTGAAGACTCCTCCATCTCTGAGGTTATGTGGCGGGTTTTTGCGTTGGCGAGGCGAGAGCTTCGTCGAGTTCGTGATAAGAAACGCAAAGCTCGAGAGAAGTTCCTAAAGATAAGAGAAGAAAAAGATAATATTGTGGATAAGCTAAAGAATTTGTGATATAATTAGAGAGTAACTTAAAGCCTCCAAAATGGCTAAAACTCTATTTACTAAAGCTCCAGTTGAGGAGTTTCAAGAAGACTTCTACGTAATCCAAAAAACAAAACGTTCTTGCTGTATCTGCGGCAAGCCTACAGCGTATAAGTCTAGGCTCGCAGCCGACTACATCTGTTCTCATGAATGCTCTAAGGTCTTTTGGCATGATATCTTTGTAAAGCTACACACTGACAAACGACGCAAGCGCTGATCATGACCCGGCTTAGGCACGAGAGACTGTCTATGAAAGAACTTCTAAAGATAGCCCAAGATGAGTCATCAACACCCGAGCGGCTTAGTAATGTCTGGGACACTACACGAAGTGTAAAAGTAAGGAAGGCGATCGCCTCCAACCCTAATGCTAATGCCATTACTCTAAGGGTAGCTGCCCGTTTGTATCTTGAAGAAGTCCTAGAGAACCCTGGGTTTGAGATGCTCAAGCTCTTTGACGATGATAACTGGGTGAATAAGATCGGAGCTATCCACGAATCCCCAGATCATTGGGTCCATGGGATAGGATACTATGCTCGGGCCACGGGGCAACTAGAGCCGTTCGCTAGGGCGGCCTTGCTTAGCCCCCAACTTAAAGTGCACTCCTTGGTCACTATCATGGAGTTCCTTCCAGTTAGTTCGTTAAAGAGAGCTTTTAAATATCCTAAGACAAGGGAAAACTCTCGAAAGATACTCTTTGAGGGCATAATAGATTTCTCCTTAGAGAGTATATTTAAGGGGTACAATTCAGGCCTCTGCAATGAGGAAGAGTTTTATGAATGCTTGAAACAAGTCGCTCGGATCGGCTCAATGAGCTGCAGGAAGAGCACTTATGTCCGGGGCGTGAAGAAGTTGCTCGCGGCTCTTGATGAAGGGGTTGAGTCCGCTGCGACTACCATCTCTGTTATATTACTAACTAGCAGAGTTAGTTGCATTGAATGGATCAAATACATCTTTGAGAGGAAGCACTTACCCCTAATATCTGCGTCTTTACTCGCGGCTAAGAAGATACTCAAAGGGTCATCAGCTAGCTCCGCGGCCAGATCAAATGTCAAAGTCGTTAGTGGGATCATCAGCGGGTTGCTGTGGGAACCACTAAA